AACACAGGCGTACACCCGCAGGTTTCCAGTCAAAATGGCATGCTGGCAATTTAGGCCGGTTTTCTGTCGCCTTAATCGGCTGCTAAGGTAGCTGGCGTGTCGCACTAAACGGAGATGACCAATCGGAAAACGTGGCCCACCAAAACAGCCAACGGTTTTGAAGTTGCTCAAAGGCAATCCCGGTCACCGACCAATCAACAAGTCGGAGCCACAGCCTGCCAGCGACAGCATCGCACCACCTCCGTGGCTGGTGAAAACTTCACTCAAGAAATGGCACGAAATCCTGCCGGGCTTGATCGCCACGGGAGTCGTGACCAACGCAGATGTCGAGACACTTGCACGCTATTGCACAATGCATGAGCAGTTTTTGTTTTGCTTGAAAGAGATTAGAGCGGGCCGCGATCAGATTGAGATCAAAGACCCGAAGACCGGCGAGATTGTCAACATAAAAAGCACGCCAGCGGCAGTAAATATCTTCAAGCTGTCTGCCCAGATGCTGCAGGTAGAGCAGCACTTTGGCATGACGCCATCGGCTAGGAGCGGGATCGTTGCCAACAAAAAACAAGCGCAACCCGAAATCGATCCAAGGATCTTCGGTTGATACATCGCGGTCAAAGTTCGCGGTCAAGTTTTTCCACGACTTCCTGACGCACACCAAGGGCGAACTTGGCAACACGCCATTTTTCTTAGAGCCGTGGCAGCGTGACTACATCGGCACATTGTTCGGCACGGTCGATGCGACGGGCCATAGAACGTATCGCACGAGCCTGCTGGCGATCCCACGCAAGAACGGCAAGAGCAGTTTGTGTGCAGGCATTGCTCTGAAGCTGCTGCTAGAGCCAGAGCCGGGTGCCGAGATCTACAGCTGTGCGGCAGATCGTGATCAGGCCAGGCTGGTATTTGAAATGGCAAAGGTCTGTGTGGAGCAGTCGCCAACGCTGTCAAAGATGCTGAAGGTCTACCGCAATTCAATCGTCAGAGAAGAAACGCACAGCACCTACAAGGCGTTGAGCAGCGAGGCATTCACCAAGCATGGCCTGTCCGCACACGGCATCATCTTTGACGAGCTACACGCCCAGCCCGACCGTGAATTGTGGGACGTTATGACCACATCTACCGGCGCCCGCAGGCAGCCGCTGTGCGTTGCACTGACCACTGCAGGCTACGACCGCAAAAGTATCTGTTGGGATCTTTGGCGTTATGCCCTCGCCGTGCGTGATGGTGCGATCACAGACCCGACGTTCCTGCCAGCAATCTACGCAGCAGATCCCGAGGACGATTGGACGAGCGAAAAAGTTTGGCGTAAAGCCAACCCGAATCTGGGCGTCAGCGTGAAGCTGGACGATCTGCGTGTGCGGTGCAAGCGGGCGCAGGACATGCCCAGCGAAGAGAATACCTTTCGTCGGCTGCACCTAAACCAGTGGACTGAGCAGGATACACGCTGGCTCCGCATGGATCATTGGGCACAAGGCAACGGCAGTTGCCCGATTGACCTGACGGGCCGCGAGTGCTTTGGCGGGCTGGATCTTGCCAGCACGTTTGACACGACGGCACTGGTGCTGCTGTTTCCGCTGGACGACGGCACCTACTGGGTGCAGCCGCACTTCTGGATACCCGAAGACAACGCCCGCGACCGCGAGAAGCGCGATCGTGTGCCGTACATGCAATGGCACAAGGAAGGTCTGCTGCACACTACGCACGGCAACGTCACGGACTTTGACACGGTGCGTGCCGACATCGTGAATCTGTGCAAGAAATACAACGTGCGACAGATTGCAATTGATCGCTGGAACGCTCACCAGTTGACGCAACAGCTGCAAGGCGAGGGCGTCAATGTGGTAGGATTCGGACAGTCGTTTGCTTCAATGTCCAGCCCGGCAAAACAACTGGAAGCGCTATGCGTTGGCGGCAAACTTTTGCACGGCGGGCACAAGGTTTTGGCGTGGCAGGCATCCAACGTCGCAGTGACTCACGACCATGCAGAAAACATCAAGCCATCTAAATCAAAATCCACAGAGCGCATCGACGGCATAGTGTCGCTGGTCATGGCTATAGGCATTCACGCATCGGTCACCACACCTGTTAAGCAGAACTGGGATATGCAAATTCTATGAATAATGATTTTAAGATGACCGAGTTGCGCAGCGTCGATTGGATGAATGACGGCATGGGGAACAGCCGTACACCGTCAGGCGTCAGAGTGACCGAAGCAAATGCCGTCGCCTGCACTGCATATCTGGCCTGCGTTCGGGTGATAAGCGAATCGGTAGCATCGCTGCCGCTGTTCTTGTACGAGCGGCTAGACACAGGCGGCAAGCGCAAGGCGACGAGCGTGCCATTGAATCGCATCTTGCACCAGCAGCCAAATCCTTGGCAGACGGCCATGGAATTTCGGGAGCAGATGACTGCGCTGTACTTAATCTACGGCCAGTCATTTGCCGAGATCAAGCCGGGCGTCAATGGTGCCGTGCAAGAGCTGTGGCCGCTACACCCGTCACGCATGACCGTTAGCCGCCTAGAAAATGGCACGCTGCGATATGCCTACAAAGAGCCGAATGGCATGCAGACTGTATACGCGCAGAATCAGATGCTGCATTTGCGATGGCTTAGCACGGACGGCATCAACGGCTTGCAGCCAGTGTCGCTGTGCCGCAATGCCATCGGTCTAGCACAAGCACTTGAGCAGCACGGCAGTACCTATTTTGGAAACGGCGCTCGTCCTGGCATCGTGCTTGAAAGCGAGAATCCAATCCCGGTCGAAGCTGCCGAGCGGCTGCGTGAGCAGTGGGAGCGGATGCACCGTGGCAGTGACCGTGCATTCCGCACGGCGGTCATGCCCAATGGCGTCAAGGTCAAAGAGCTGTCGGGCAGCAATGAGTCTGCACAGTTTCTCGAGACGCGACGTTTTCAGATCGAGGAGATCGCCAGAGCGTTTCGCATTCCGCAGCATCTAATTGGCGAATTGACCAAGAGCAGTTTCAACAACATCGAGGTGCAGTCAAACGAGTTCGTCGTGTATTGCCTGCTGCCGCATCTGCGTCGGTGGGAAGCTGCAATCTCGCGTGATCTGATTGCTGACGACGAGATCTATTTTGCAGAGCACAGCGTCACCGGCCTGCTGCGTGGCGATAGCCAGAGCCGTGCAAATTATTACCGCGAGATGGCGAATCTGGGCGTGCTTAGCATCAACGAGATCCGCGAGCTAGAGAATCTCAATCCAATCGGGCCAGAGGGCGATCAGCGATTCATGCAAATGAACATGACCACGCTGGCGAATATCGTCACGCAGCCAACCACTCCGGCGGCACCGGCTGCACCGCGATCGGTGCGATCAGTCGAGGCTAGAGCCATGACGATCAGCATCGACTTTGATGAGACATTCTCAAAAGACCCGACGATGTGGGGCGAGTTCGCGGCTAAGTCCGCAGCCGATGGCAACACCGTCTACATGATCACCAGACGCGAAGACACGCCAGAGAATCAAGCAGAGATCGAAGCAACAATCGGGCAGTACGCAGACGCATTCACCGACGTGCTGCTGATCGGTGCTGCCATGCAAAAGGAAGACGGAGCCAAGGCCGCAGGCATTGCCGTCGATGTCTGGATTGACGATTCGCCAGAAACAATTCAAGGAGAAAAATAAAATGGACATCGAACGCCGCGACATATCGTTTGAAGAAGCGCCCGAGGCCGAGCTGATGATCGAGACGCGGGCCAGCGGGCAGACAGCCATCGTTGGCTATGCGGCGGTCTACAACCGACTGAGCCTTGACCTAGGCGGCTTCCGCGAGATGATCTTGCCGGGAGCATTTGACAAAGTGCTTGCACGCCAACGCGGCAAGCAAGATGTAATCGCTGTATTCAATCACGATCCCAACATTCTGCTTGGCCGCACATCGAGCGGCACATTGGAATTGTCGAGCGATGACAAGGGCTTGAAATACTCAGTGACGCCACCAGCAACGCGAGCCGACATTCTTGAGTTAATAAATCGTCGTGACGTGAAGGGATCAAGTTTCGCGTTCACCGTTTCCAAGGATGGTGAGTCGTATGCCTCTGATGCTGGCGGTGCCGTTCGCAGCATCCGCGAGATATCTGGACTGTACGACGTAGGGCCAGTGGTTAACCCGGCCTATCCAGCAAGCACCAGTGGCATTGCAATGCGTAGCTACGAAGCATGGAAGCTGCAGCAAGAGCAAGAGCAGCCCGCCATCGAAGACCCAACAGAAGTTGTCGTTCGATCTTGGAAAAAGGAACTTGCACTCATGTGGAGAGAAATCCTTCTCAATGTCAGACGATAAAAAGAAATGTCCAAAGTGCGGCGACAGATTTCGCGTGCGCACATCGCTGCCATTGCAGGGCAAGCAGTTGCAGTATTTACGCTGCACCTGCGGCAATACCTGCAAAGCGCTAGTCGAGACTGACGCTATATTCCGTCGAACATCTCGGTGAAATTTGTATCTTACAAACGCCGACGAACTTGACCGGGATTCTTTTTTGTATCGTGGAGGGACGCACTAGATGCGAGAGCCGCACACAAAGGAGATTCAAAATGGATCAGTACAAGAAGCTGCAGGACGAAGCCGCTGAGATTGCCAATCGCATTGAGGCTGTTGCCGCCACCACTGGCGATGCCGACACCATTGCAGAGCGTGATCTGCAGTTAGAGGTGCTTGTTGAGAAATCCAAGACCGTCGCCACAAAGCTGGCTTTCGAGAATTCGGTTGTTGAGAGTGCAAAGAATCTGCGACAGATCGTAGACCGCTGCACGCCAGCACCCGAAGCAACCGTTGAAAAAGCCCGCATTGAGGCTGTGCCGTACAGCGGCAAGCTCCGTGCGTTCAAGAATCCTGCTGACGCCTACGCCATGGGCCAGTGGATCAAGAGCAAGTTCACCGGCGACGTTGAAGCCCGCAGCTGGTGCATGGATCACGGTATTGAGAGTCGTGCCATGGGCGAGGCCACCAACGGTCTAGGCGGAGCCACCGTGCCGGTCGAGCTGACCAACGTCATCATCCGCAACGTGGAGGAATTCTCTGTATGGCCCGGCGCCATGCAGAATCTCACGATGGGCAGCGACACAGCACAGGCCACCAAACGGCTGACTGGCGTTACCGCTGCGTGGGGTTCAGAAAACACTGAGATCAGCACCAGTGATCCCACGATGGGCACTGTCTCGCTGGTTGCCAAGAAGCTGGTTGTCGGTACAAAAATCAGCAATGAACTTCTCGCGGACTCCGCGATTTCAATTGGAGATTTTATCGCCTCAGAGTTCTCGACTGCCATAGCTGACAAGCTGGATGCGGCAGCCGTGAATGGTGACGGTACGTCAACGTACGGCGGCATCTACGGCATCTCGCCAAAGCTGCTTACCGTCGCTGGTGGCTTTGCACAGGCCGCATCTGGCAACGATACGTTTGCCGAACTGACGGTCAACGACTTCTATGCCGTGGTCGCAAAGCTGCCACGCTACGCATACGCCGGCGGCGGTGCTGCCTGGTACATCAGCCCGCAAGGGTTTGCTGCATCGATGCAGCGGCTTGACGCTGCAGCTGGTGGCCGGATGTCGTTTGACTCGGCACTTGGCTTTCAGTTCCTCGGCTTCCCTGTTGTGCTGACTACGAGCCTGCCGACAACGCTGGCCGTTCAGGCCAATGCCTTGGTCTGCATTCTTGGCAACGCATCGCTGGCAGGCATCTACGGCGTAAGGTCTTCGTTTGCCGTGCGTACCAGCACAGAGCGCTTTGTTGAAATCGATCAGACGCTGTTCACCGGCACGGCGCGTGCAGACATGGTCTGGCATTCGTTTGGCTCGGCTACCGAGTCAGGCCCGTTGGTTGGATTGAAGATGTCTGCTTGATCCCACACATTCACACAGGAGTAAAAAGACAATGAATTACCTTGAAGATTCCAAAGCAGTCACGAAGATCAACGCTGCCGACTTGACAACTGCGACCACGTTTACCATGAGCATCGACACTCTGGGCTATGCGTACGCGTCAGTGGACGTGATCTTTGAGCCGGTGCTTGCGGCTGGCACGAATTCGACCGTGGCGATCAGCTGCAACTTGCAGCAGAGCGACACCGACAGTGCGTTCGTAAATGTGACCGGCTTCGTTGGTGGTACGAGCTACACCATCCCGACGCCAGCCAACACGACCGACACCAACGTGGTGCGGTTTAATCTCGACTTGCGTGGCCGCAAGCGTTACCTGAACGTGTCTGCTACGCCGCAGGCCGCATCGGTCATCGCTGCCAGTGCAAGACTCGGCAAGGGTGCTCTAGGCCCAACGTCGGCTACCGAAGCTGGCGTCAAGGTTGTTGTTGCGGGCTGACGCTTGACAACTGATTTATGATTTGCCCAAGCGGGCGAGAGAGACGGACGCCCTGCCGTTTTTCTCGCCCGTTTTTTTTGGAGCAAAAATGAAAGTTCAAGTCGGTAGCACGACAGTTGAAATAAAGGTGAGCGCAATTCTGAGCGCACCGCGGCTAGGATTCACGGCAAATTTCTTTGGTTGGGCACAGGCACTAATGCCGCTAGGGATAAAGCCGACTGTCGGCACAGGGGCCTACTGGGGGCAGGTGCTCACAAACTGTATGGAACAGTTTGAGGATGAGAGCCAATACCTGCTGTGCATGGATTACGATTCGTTTTTTAATCAGCAGGATGTTGAAGCACTCATGGCGATGGCTATGACGTTTCAGTGCGATGCACTCACAGGGCTGATGGTGAAACGCGAGGATGGCAGACCAATGCTGACGCTGCTAGACACGTTAAAGAATCCACCGGCAAGCGGCAGCACCACGATCAACCGCGAGTGGTTCAATGAGCCGGTGCAGGAGGTTGACTCTGCACATTTTGGCTGCACTGTGATCAGCACCGCAGCGCTGCGGCGTGCAAAAAAGCCTTGGTTTCACGACGTTCCCAATAGCCTTGGCAGTTGGGGCGATAGGCCAGCGGGTCTAGCGGCTGACGCAGAATTTAAGCCGCGAATTGATCCTGACATCTGGTTCTGGCGCAACTGGCGTGAGAGTGGCAACCGTGTTTTTGTGACGCCTAGGGTGACTATCGGACACGGCGAATACGTTGCAGTGTGGCCGTCGAAGAACTTCACAGCGCCGGTGTTTCAGTACATAACCGCATACACAAAAGACAGCAAGGCGCCCGCTGAAGCATGGAGCATTGAATAACATGATGGATATGAAAGTGTTGATGCCGTTTGGCGTTTATCACCGTGGGCAAATCCTGCGTGACGTTGGCGGCGGCGTGGCCGACATCTACATCAGGCGAGGGCTGGCCGAGAAGTTTACGCAAAAAGAGACGCTCGAAACTGCGACAATACAGAGGCAGCATCGAAGCGCCGATCAGCCGCTACTGCGAAGAGGAAAGAAATGAAATACCGCTCACTGACCACATTGACCGAGCCGGTGAATGAGCCTGTTTCGCTAGCAGAGGCCAAGGCTTATTTGCGGGTGGACAACACCGATGAAGACACTCTGATTGGCACGCTGATCACTGCAGCTAGGCAGTGGGTTGAATCCTATTTGGATCGGGCACTGATACTGCGGCAGCTCGTGCTGCGGCTCGACACGTTTCCCGTTGAGATTGAATTGCCACAGCCACCGCTGTCTACGTTCGGCACGACAACGGCTGTGTCTGTGACCTACACGCTAGAGACAGGCACTACGGCAACGCTGTCTAGCAGCGAGTACCGCATCGATAGAACGTCTACGCCTAGCGTCTTGCGGCAGAACTACTCTGGATCGTGGCCGGGACATCTAAACGATTACAACTCAATCGCCGTGACCTACTGGGCAGGCTATGGCAGCGACGAGGGCGACATGCCGCCAGCGATCAAAAACGCCATTCTGCTGATGGTCGGGCATTTGTTCGAGAATCGCTCTGCTGTGGTGACCGGCACTAACACAAAGCCGATTGAGTTTGCTCTTGAATCGCTTCTTAAATCTAAATCGTGGGGCAGCTACCAATGACAGTATCAGGCCGCATAAACGTTGACGCCCTAGTGCATGACACAAGCGACACAACTTCGCTGAAGGTGCTCTCGGTTGATTCAAGCGATTCGCTCACGACCGGCAAGGTTGCCATTGTCTCTGGCACATGCGGCACGGCATCGGTCAGCATTGCCGTCGCCCCTAGCGTCTACGTTGACTCGAGCGGCACGGCAGCGACGTTCGCGACTGTCAGTAGGGTTGTCATCGAAGGCACCGCAGCGCTCAAATTCACGGCACCTAGCGTGACCGCATACAGCAGCAGCACAAACTGTGCGGCGTTTGCTTTGAGCGGCCACACCACAGCAGCGGTCAACATTGCAGCGGTGTCTGGCACGGCCACCTATTCAATAGTTCTGGTGGGCACATGAATTTTGGCATGCTCAACGAGCGGGTGATCGTGCAGCGATCTACTGACGCTGCTAACTCGTTGGGCGAGACGATCCAAACGTGGACGACGTTTGCCACCGTATGGGCGTCAGTCGATGGCGTGAGCAGTCAAGAGGCTCTGCGTGCCGGGCAGGTCGGCGTTGCGATTAGCCACAACTTGCAGATGCGATACCTGAGCGGGCTAACAGCACAGATGCGGATCCTGTGGGGCAGTCGCGTGCTGGAGATCATCAGCGTGCTAGAGGCTGACAGCAAGAAGATTCACAACCTTGTGTGCCAAGAGGCTGCGACATGAGCGAATCAATGATCACGCTGGCGCTAGGCACAGGGCGATTTGCTAGGCAACGATACTCTGAGAAGCCGCTGCGTGAGATTATTAACGCACTTCAAAAGCTGCCAAAAGAAATCGCCCTGGCACAACAAAAGAAGGTGCTGAAAAAAGCCGCCGCAGTTGGCAAAGCTGCGCTTGCATCGCAGGTTGGCAAGATCGGCAGAGTCACCGGCAATCTTGCGGCGAGCGTATCGGTCAAGTCAAAGGCGTACACAAACAATCGGCAGAACATTCCCGTCAGTATTTTTGTCGTTGGATTCCGTCGGGCAGGTGGCGGCAAGAATCCTGCCAGCCGTGGCTTTCACTCGCACCTTGTCGAGTTTGGCACGCAGGGCAGACGATTCGCGGGCAAGAGCGTGGCAGGTAAAAAGACGCGAACAATCGTAGACGGTCGCATTGTGACCCGGCGCGATCGCGTCAAGATGCAGGCCACCAGCAGCATTCTGTCGAGCTTTAACAAGCGGCGATTCTTTCAAGCGCAGAGCGGCCAGTACCCTTTGGATTTCTTTACAACCAAAGGTTCCGTGGCACCCATGCCCGCACTGCATCCGCTGCGTAATGCGTTCTCGGCATCGCAAGGCCACATGGCTCAGATCATCGAATCGGGAATGCGTAGTGCATTGCAGGCCGGGCTGCGTGCAAACGTGCGCAACGCCAAGAAATTCCTTGGAGGCTGATAATGTTTGCGTCACCAGAGCAGATATTGATGCGGCAGCTGCTGGCAACGCCACAGGTGGCAATCCATGTCGGCCTGCGTGTGTTCCCGCTGCTGGCACCGACATCGTCAGCGTTGCCATTCATAACCTATCAACGCACTGGCGTCAGTCGTGAGCAGACGCTATCGGGAGCGATGGGCGTGCCGAGCGTGTCGGTTCAGTTTGCTGCATACGCAGAAACTTACCTGCAATCACGCACCATTGCCGACGCTGTCAGAGCATCGCTAGACGCCTATACCGGATCTGCATTTGGTACAATTGTGGGACAGACGCAATTGACGAGCGAGAGCGACGATTTCGTGCAATTACAAGGTGGCGACGTGCCGCCTGTGTACCAAACGACTTTGACTTTCGACACACAGTGGAGCGAATAAAATGGCTAACGTATACACGACAGGCACAAACTTTACCTTTGCTGGCACGACCTACACTTTGACCAGCTTGACCTACACGATGACAGAGGTCGAAGGCATTGACGTTTCGCATCTTGGACAGACGGCTGGCGAGTCGATGCTGTCACTGGCAAAGCCGCTCAAAGCTGGGCCATTGGATGACACTGGCCGCGAGGTTTCTATTGAATATCTTGGCTCTACACCAATTTCAGACGGTAGCACCGGCACGCTAGTTATTTCTGGCACCACAGTCGTAAACGCAGCTGCAACAGTGAGCAGTAGCAGCGTGACTCTTGGCGTCAATGAAATCATTCGTGGCTCAGCTACGTTTAGGGTCGCACGATAACCGAGGCTAACCGTGGCAACCTATAGCACAGGCATGACCGTGACTTGGGGCGCTCACACGTTTGCCGAGATTACATCAATCGACATTGACCGCTATGGCGATCTTTCGCGTGGTCGATCAGTTGATTGGAACGACAACGCCGGCACCGTGAAGATCACGACACTTTCATCGACCGGCGTTGGCTCTGCAAACTGGAATCAGAAGAAAACGCTTACCGTCAGCGGTGGCAGCATGAATCTAGCCGTAGACGCAATCTACATGGGATTAAGTGCAGCGGCAGAGTTAAACGGCGTCACGAAGTTTACTGTTGAATTCAAGATTTTGGAGTGATCATGGAAGCTGCCGATTTAAAAACGCAGGACGTGCTTGATGCTGTTGATGCAAAGCTAGAAAAGTGTTTTGTAAAAGAGTGGGCGGGCAACGTTTATCTGCGTGTAATGTCTGTAGGTGAGCGCGATTCGCACGAACTGGAATGGCTTGAGCATAAAGAAAAAGGCGTTGCGAACTTTCGCACGAAGTTTCTTTTAAAAGTTCTTTGCGACAAAAGTGGCAAGTTGTTATTCACCGAGACGCACATGCCGCTACTTGTGCTGAAATCTGCCAGCGTCATGAATCGGCTGTGGGAAAAAGCCATGAAGCTCAATGCCTTGAGTGCGGAGGATGTTGAAGAGTTGGCGGGGGAATGAATGCCCGTCCGACATTAGTGTTTAAGTTTCGTCTGGCGGGCCATTTGAAAAAAACTATCCGCGAAATCGATCAGATGGACAGCAGAGAGTTTTCGCAGTGGATCGCATTTGGAAAGTATTTTGAACCGTTTGGCGACGAGTGGAGGCAGGCGGGCGTGATTGCGGCGGCTTCACTGACGCCGCACATGAAGCGCGGCACAAACGTTCAAGCAGAAGACTTCATGCCGATTGACTCTCACAGGCCGCAGCATCCTACGCAGCTTGCAGAAAACATACGACGACTGAAGAAGGACTTGGGACTGTAGATGGCAACAGCAATCGGACTAGGATTCACGCTATCTGCAAGCGCCCAACGGATGGCGTCAGGTATCAACGCTGGCGTTGTTGAGCTACAGAAGCTTGGCTATCAAGCAAAGAAAACGTCAAACGACGTGAGCGTGCTGAAGAATCTTGCCATCGGCCAGGCATTGATTTCTGGCATCAGATCCACAACGCAGCAGTTTACGTCATTTATCAAGTCTGCGGCCAGCAGTGCAGCCGCTGTTGACGATCTATCTAAACGCACAGGCATCTCAACGCAGACGCTGCAGGGCTACGGCCTAGCCGCGTCACAGTCTGGCGTCAGCACAGAGTTAATGGGCAAGAGCTTGCAGAAGCTAACCGTGATTCAAGGCAAGGCGCAGAACGGCAACAAGGCTGCGGCAGACGCATTCTCTGCGATTGGCCTAAGCATGCAGGATCTAGCAGGGCTTTCGCCAGAGAAGACTTTTGAGGCTGTGACCGATGCTATTTCAAAGCTGCCAACGGTTGCACAGCAGTCAGCCGCTGCGGTTGCATTGTTTGGCAAGTCTGGTGCCGAGCTTGTGCCAATATTCCAAGAGGGCACTGGCTACCTTGCCAAGATGCGAAAAGAAGCCGAGGAGCTTGGCATTGTCTTGAGCAAAGAGCAGATGAGCGGGTTGGCTGGCTTAGATGACATGATTGCAAAAGTCACTATGGCTTTTGGTGGACTGTCGCAACGGATTGTTGCCGAGCTTGTGCCGCAGCTGTTGGCCGCTGGTGAGCAGATGCTGACATTTGTGAAAACGCTAGACATCACAGCAGTCACGGCAGCACTTGCAGCTGCCATCGATATTGCGACTGCGTCATTCACAATATTTACAAGCATTGCCTTGCCGCTGGCTACTACGATTCTGCCACCGATAGCTGCAGTGATGACACTAATTGCAGATAACATCACTGGTGCTGCAATCGGTGCAGGATTGGCAGCGGTTGCGTACGGTGCCTACACGGTTGCCTGCATCGGTGCCACGGCTGCAACTGCGGCACTTGCGGTAGCAATCAGGGCGCTGCTGTCTTCAACTGGCATCGGCGTGCTAGTTGTTGGGTTGGGCCTTGTAGTAGGTGCATTGATTGAAGTCGGCCTAGCATCAGAAAAATCTGCGAAGCAAGAGACCAAAGCCGCCAAGGCTATGCGAGAACAAGCCGAAGCTGCGAAGAAGCAGAAAGAAGACGCCATCAAATCAGCGAAGCAAAAAGAAGTAACGAAGCTGCTGAATGATGAGAGCATCAAGAAACAGTTTGACGATGTGGCAAAAGATGGCGAAGCATTCCGCAAGAAGCTGCAAGAGTCTTTGCAAATAAAATCAACCGCAGCCCTTGAAGTCAGCGACATACGCACGAAAGAAGGCGCCGCTGCCGTGTTTGCACTGCAGGCCGGGAGAATCGATCCCGCAGTCGAGGCGGCACGCGAGCAGATCAAGAAGCTAGAAGAAATCAAAAGGGCGATCCGCGAGAACAAGCCTGACGCAACCGTAGATATTCTTGGAGGCGGTGAGTAATGGCAGTCGTGAGTAATCGAGAAATTCTGCCACGCACACTGAGCCACAGGTTTGGCGAAAAGCCTTCTGCTGTTCGCAATTGGTCTGTGACCACAGACGGCGCGACAAGCCATGGAGATATTATTGCCGCTACTGGCGTTGTGATGCTGGCCGCTCATCCAGAGTATGGGTTTTTAAAGCTGACTGAGTACGCAGTAAATGAAGTAGACGTTTTCCACGTTGAGGTGCAGCTGACTTACACCGTGCCGCCAGAGGCCGAAAAAAATCCTCTGGCACGCGCAGACATTTGGCACTTTTCTACAGGCGGCACGTCTGTCATTGGCACGAAATATTACAAAGGAGTTGGGAACGGGCCAGAGAATTACTTGCCACTGCAAAATACAGCGGGCGACGTGTACGAAGGCATCATGATCCCAGAGGGTGAGACACGCGCAACCATAACTGGCAACCGGCAACTGTTTCCGCTGGGTGATGCAAGAGCGGTCACTAATTCTGTGAACGACCGTAGCTGGGCTGGTTGTGCAATACACACTTGGTTTTGCTCAGGCATCAGCGGGGAATTTACTAGCGAAATGGTTGACACAGTCGAAGTCGAGTACTGGAAAATAACTGTCGAGCTAGTATTTCGTTCATCTAATCACAATCTATTTCTGCCAAACGTAGGCTTTCACTACATCAAGCCCGGCACGCCACCGCAGAGAATGCGTGCCTATGTGCGATCACTATCCGACCCGCTAGACACTGGCAGTGAAGTAATCAGTGTGCCGTGTACCCTTCCTGTTTCGCTCAAGGAAGATGGCGACATAAATGATGTGATCGATCAATCACCAGAGGCAAGAGGGCCGCTGGTCAAAGAGTTTCGGGTGTATCGTGAGTTTGATTTCAGCACGGTCTTTGGCAATCCACCTGCCAGCGTCACAGTGCTAGGAAACCTATAGGAAAAACATGGCAGAGCTAAATTTCTCGCTTTCGCTGCAGGTGCAAAAAGATTTCTTGTCGCAAACCTTTCAGGCATCTGGCATGACCGCCAGCATGAGCAGCACCGGGCTACTAACCAGCACGCTGAACCTTGGCACCTCCACGACGGCAGTGGTGACAACGATCCTGTCTAGCCGTGGCATGTGCTTTGCCAAATCGCTGGCGACCGTGACAACGCACACGGTGTCATTTGGTCGGCTGATCGGCACCAACCTTTACAGCAGCTGCACCCTTAAAGCTGGCGAAGGTGCGTTGCTGCGATTGACCGCAGGAGATTATGCAGCGCAGGCCGCTGTGGCAAACAGCAAGCTGTTGCTGACAATACTGGAGGGCTGATGGCAGATCGCGTTGTTTTCACACGCCCTGCCGCTACGCGCATTGCAAAGGTTGTGCGCATCGTCGAGGCCGGTGACCGTCAAACAGAGATCCCGGCTAACACTCCGCGATTTGAGAACGGGCCTTTTTTGCGGCTCGGCACCTACACGGGTGCCTGGGCGACCAACGCATACAACGTCGTCACGATCAGCGGCACGACGAATACGGCCAGCGTCAAGAATTGGTGCGTGCCGGCGTACGGATCGACTACCAGCACCGAAAAGAAAAAGGTGATTTTTTCAACGATCAAGGGAACCGCCAGCGTTGTGGAGATCCAAGTGCTAGGCACTGCCAGCACCTGCGTCATGTCGCTTGACTCTGTGGATCTGCGGACGCTGTCGGGATACCTAGCCGGTGCCATTCAGATATTGGGCCACAACAGCACAGGGCCGTGCCTGCAGTGGTACAGCATCGCCACCTGCACAACAACGTGATCGGTGCCGCATGACGCTGATCACGATGCAGGGCGACAAGGTGGTGATGCGGGCCGGTGCCGTCGCCACCGAAACTACCTGCTGCCGTATCTGTTGCGGGCCGTGCGTCTGCGGTGGCGCCGAGGTGCCCATTGGTAGCGGTTCGCGTGAGATCATTTTTACCGCTGGTGCGAACGCTGGCGGCATCAACATTGGCGATACCTGCACCTATTGCATGTATCCGCATTTTATTTTTCTGACAACGACGCCCGTGCAGACATCAATGAAATGCACATCGCTTGGCTGCAACTACATTGACATCGAGCTAACGCAGAATACGTCAGGCCCATTTACTGGTGCAGCGTCGGGCACATGCCTTTCGTCTGGGCTGTATCGCATACGATTATTTATTTCTATCACGGTGGACAGAGAGCTAATAGATTGCGCAAACGGCGACAATGCGCTATACGAGCTAACGGGCTGGGAGTTTTTGACCAGCGATTTTGCGGACGCAACATTCATTGGCAACATCACGCTAGGCAATTTCTGCTGATGCTGAGAGTCGATCTACCCTGCGTGGCTGGCGTGGCGTCATGCTCCTGCGGGTGGCATGTGCCGTGCGGCAATGGCGTCACGCATCTCTGCCGTGCCGATGGCGTGCCAGCACCGCCAGCACCTCCAATCGTGCCAGGCCCCGGCACCCATTTGGCATCGCTGCTAGGCCGTCTAGGACTCTCTGAGAGGCCCGGTTGCAAGTGCAAGAGCTACGCAGCCCAGATGGATAGATGGGGCGTGGACGAATGTACAGACCGTATAATGGAGATCGTGGGCTGGCTCCGCACGGAGGCTGCCAGCCGTGGCCTGCCGTTTGTGGATTTCGCCGGAAAATTGCTTGTCAGTCGGGCAATCGCCAACGCCCGCAGGAGTGCCGCAGATGCCGCGCCGAAAACTGCCGCAGCCGAAAGCCCAGACAGTCGATTGGGATGAACTGGATTCGGATGACGAGGGCGATCATACGCCCATCCCAGATGACGATGGCAGCGTGACGCTTCACGCGCCCGCTAAACCACCGGAGAAAAAACGTGGCCAAAAAAAGGGCAACGCTGGTCGATGATGTTTTGCATGCGTGTGTACCAAAAAAGTCGCACTCGTTTGTCAGCAAGTTGTCGGCAGAAGACCGCGAAGAAATCTTCGCACTGCGGTCGCAGTACCAATCGGGATCGCTTGGAAAATCAACCTACGCCGTTGCCCGTGCGTTGATCGCAGTTGCCAAGACTCGCGGCTGGCAGGTTCCCGGCGAGCGCCAGATGTTCCAGTGGCTCAACGAGACACCATAGAGGCTAGTGGTGGCAAAGAAACTTTTAGCCGAGGTGGCCGCTAAGCTGCCAGCACCGACGCCAGCTGCTGATGCCGAGCAGGTGACGCAGACTCGCAGCGGTGAGGTTCTAGAGGCGCGATCGACAAGCCGACGAATCAAGACCGTCGTTGATTTGCTGCGTCACATCGAGGCCGATATGCAAGCCTTTGAAATCGAGCAATCAGAGGCCA